AACGTCGGTTTCTGTATATTCAGTAATTAGCTTCATCTAACAATCCTATTACTTATTATTGGTATTATTTATAATAAAATAAATTCTAATCTTTTTATATGATCAATCCTCTTCTTCGAGCTCGGGATCGTCCTCTTCTTCAGCTTCTACTTCTGCAGCCGCCGCTTCAAGTTCTTCGTCTGAAATATCATCAAGCTCATCACCTTCAGTAGATTCATCGTCAGCTTCCGCACCGTTAAAGATTTGATCGGCTAAACTGATCTTCTCTTGTTCTAATGCATCCGTAACTTTGGTATCCATCAGATCTGCAAAGGTAACACTAGCTTTGCTAAAATCCTGATTTTGTACCTGATCGATAAAATCATCAATATTAATTTCCATTACTAACTCCTATTTCTTAAATGGATAATAGATTCTTGTTTTGGCTGGTCATCCTCTTGATTGATCTCTCCAGCTTTCTCTTCTTCACCTATTTGTTTTTTCATGTCCTCAATTTCGTCATCGTCAAAATATAGAACATTTTTCATGACCCACTCTTTAGAAAAATACTCGCCAACATACTGTTGCATATTATCTAGGGTCTGTAGTTTATTCTGTAATATTTCCGCGTCTTTTAGTTCTGTGAAATGGTTATCGCGGACATAATCGATGTGAACATCCTGTTTCCAATTGTCCCAATCTTCCTCAGTAATGATTGCCTTCATAATCAATTGCTTTTTCAGAATCTCTGTAAACAACATTGAGAACCGGCGTCTTAGTCTATCCACAAACTTTTGGAACTTAAGTTCGTCACGTGTAATCTCTGTGGCTCTTCCTAGATTAAACTGTGCTTCTGGTTCCAATCTATTGATTGGAACGTTTAATGATCTATATAGCTTTTTCTGGAAGTAAAGAATATCATCGATCTGACCTAAATTTTCGCCGCCAGGAAGTGTGGTAATTTCTGTACCACGACCACCTTCACGACGTGGTAGCCAGAAATCTTCAAGCATCGACATATGCTTGCGATCGTCTCTAATATTACCGGTGTTGGCATCATATACTAGTTTATTACGGTAACGAGCCATAATGTCTTTCATATATGTCTCGGCTTTACCACGTGGTAAGTTACCTACATCAATATAGAAAATTCTACGCTCTGGTGCTCGAGCAAGTCTATAAATGACAAGCGAGTCTTCCATCATACGTAATTGGTTAATAGGCTTTAGTGCTTTATGTAGATATGAAACTACTTTCTTTCGGGTCTCGTCTAATAGTCCAGAGGTTACATATGACACTGAATCATTACTTAGTTTAATACCCTGGGCTTGCTGACCTGGCTTTTCTTGGTAAATATAAAATTCGTTTACATTTTCAACAAGTGTTGCTCCAGTCTGAGAATCTTTTTTCTTTTTAACTTCCTTGACCTTACGGATCTTAGAGGCATCAATTGGTCTAATCTCTTGGATACCTGCCTTTAGATTCTTTTCATCCACTACCAAGTGGTGATAGATCCTACCATCTACATACCACCGTCTAAAAATATCGTGTCCTAAATCTGTAAATTTTAACATGGAACAGATATGGTCGAACTCTTCAGTCATTACTTTTTTAAGCTGATCACTTAGTCCCTCTACCCCATCCAAGACAAGCGAAACCGGTGAGCCTTCGTTATTAGTAATAGATTCATTGACAATATCCTCGATTGCGGCATCAACCTCTGGATGGATTGCTACTGCACGATATTGCCTAATATTTTGGTGATTATCCTTTGAATGATCGCCTTCTCCTAGGTTAACATATGTTCCATAATGTGAGCCAGAAGCAGTGACGTATCCTGCACCATCATCATCTGTTGGTGGGACAATAGATTGCAACTTTTCTGCGGATTTATCCTTAGCTCTTTTAATCTCAAAGCCGAATAAACGTAATCCAGTATTGTCAGCCATACTTTATCCTAATATTGAAGTGAGCGAGAGACCATTTCTGGTCTCTCTTTTTAGTTATTTATAACTTATGAAGTTGTTGCTGCTTCCCAGTATTGAACTTGGAATTCTACTGTGAATCGTTCGATCTCATCTGTTGCTTGATAGCTAACATCGATCGGACTAATTGCAGTAGGGAAACAACCTCTAAAGTTGTAGGTTTTAATTGATGAGCCGTCTTTATCTAACTGCTCAACAACCAAGTCAGCTTCATAATCCACAGGATTTGTTAGACCAGTATTTGCACTGTGTGCATTCATACCGTTCATCCAACGCTCCAAAGAATTACGGATGCTGAAGTCAGTATCGTTAATGATAGTTGGTGTCCATACATCGAATGTACGATCACCAGCCATTTTTAATTGACGACCACGGAAAGGAACAATAATTGTACCCATTGTCGACGCTGGTAACTGAGCTGCCTCACATAGGAATGAGGATAGTTCTACGTCACCGTTTGCATAACCTGGGAAGTTGATAGTTGCCTTAAATAAATTAGGGCGTGCACCACCACCGCGAAGTTTTGCTTTAAAATCATCTACGCCTAAAACTGCCATCTTTTATCTCCTTATACCTGTAGTCCAGCGACTTCTTCGAAGTCGACACCAGATCTAACAGCAACAAAGTTTAGAGTGATGTAGTTGATTGAACGTGCTGGCTTGATGAAGATATTAGCAACAAACTCATTTCTATCAATGATAGCTGGAGTGTTGTTTGTCTCATCACATACGACACGGAAGTCTGTAATACCACGACGTCCTTTGATCTCTCTTAGGAACGGTTCTACGATATTCACAAACTCTGCTCTTGTAAACTCGTCGTTTAATTCGAACAATGTGTTGCGTGCTGCCAGAGCGATTGCTCTTTCTACGACATTAAATAGACGACGTACATTTACACGATCGAATGCACTTGGTCTATTCATATGTGTTTTATCACCGTAAAGCAAAATACCTTGTCCTGGTAGATTTGCGATTGGGTTAATACCTGCTTTGTACAACGTATCTCTTTGAGATTTAGTTGGTGTATAAGCAAGTGATGTAACACCCAAATATGAACCGCGGCGATTACCTGCTGGAGAGAACCATGGAGCTGCATTTGCGTCTGAAGCTGCCATAATACCCGCTGTTGCACCAGCTGCCGGGATGTTAACATATTTGTCGTTATATTTATCGTAGACTTTTAGATGGTTATTATCAACAAATAGGTATGAGCTATATGTGTAACCACCAGCTTCAGTAACCGTAGCTTTTACAGGATCTGAATTTCCTACAACAGAGTTTTTCGCAGGAGATGTAACAACAACACAATCTTTACGTGTTTCTGCAGCGGTTGCAACCATGTCGTTGACAACAGTCTGTTGGCCATCGGCATCAATCATACCAGGCGCAATTAAGAAATCTACCTGAATTGTATCTTTATCTTCAAACACATCCAAAGCATTTTGAATGTCGGTTTTATCTACGCCTGAATCCTCGGAACCAGCTCTTAGACTAAATTTCATAAGATTATCAGCGCTGTCATAGTCCCCATTGAAACTATTAGCTAGATAGATGTAATTAGACGCTCTGTTAATAACATCTTTATCATAGTTGCTAGACCCATCTGCATTTGTTGCGCCTGCTTGGCCGGATACAAATGGATATCTTTCTAGTACGGTGCCAGCTGTCCCTGTTATAAGGCCGTCCTCATCGATAACTAATACGTGACGTTCATTACCGGTTGGTTCATCATCGAACTGAGCGATAAATGTAGCATTAGCTGCTTTCCACACGTCACTTGTATAAGAGGCTGAATCGCCAACTTGTACTTGAAGAGAGTTACCAATTGCTCCCGGATACTTAGCAAAGATTGTTTGTTGAACACCACCATAACTAGTTTGAAATGTTGCGTTATCTAGTGAATCTTTATTTTTATATTGGAACGCGTTTTGAGTATAAACCGTGGTTAAACCTCTTGTGTAAGAAGCCGGCATATCAGAGTCCGATATTTGGACGTTGTCTATCCACCACTGTCTATCGGAATCGATAGCACTCCTTGCTGCAGAATCCATTGCATTATAGGTAGTAGATGCTACTGCTCGTGAAACTTGCAGTGCGCTTGAGTATCTTAAGAAACTCGCTGCGGTTAAAAAGTCAACCGCGAAACTGTCTGTTGGTGCTCCAAAAGTTGAGGCAAGCGTAGCTTCGTTATCTACTAATGTTGCCTGTTCAGCTGGGCCCCAACGGAATTGTCCAGCAAATGCGCCAGTTGTAGATTGGACGTTGGGTACCCCACCGCTTAGATCTACCTCTTTGACTACAATGGCTGGAGATTCGGAAGGTACGCCTATCGCCATATTTATTTTCCTTTTCCAGAGATCGAATTATATGTTTTCATTATACGGATATTCAATTAATACTATTTATAATTTCTAAAAATTAGAAGTTGGTGCCCCATTCTTCGACCCATTTTTTGGTCTGCCAATCATCTTTTTCTTCTATCTGTTCAATATAATCCGATGCATCATCTATAAACCCAAATGGTACCACGTCCTCTTCAATAGCTTTCATCTTCTGCTCGAATAACATATTCTTAATATCAACATCCGTTAGTTGTTGGAAATAATTACCAGTAGCAAAGTAACCGAACATAACCAAGTTCATCATAAGGTCATCGTGATTACCATCACTGGCTTCATAGGATTGGCCCTTTGAGACGAACGTGGATATTTCTAGAATAGTGTTTTGGTCTACTATCTCTAACTTACCCTCTTCAAGTAAGTCCTTAATACCAGAACAGCCTAACCTCTTGACCTTTCTATTCATCTCTACGCCCAGCCTATCAGACTTTACAGTAGATTCCATGAAAAGGTTTTCATACTCTAGCTCATGATATAAACCATTTGTTACCAAACTTCCCTGATCATTTGATTCTACTACCACCCAAGCCTGATTATAGAGCCTCGCAAATTTATAAATAACATTGGGGAAGAGTAATGGAGAAATAAGATTGTCGCGATATACGGCGACCTGTTTAAAAGGCTTTGAGCTAATATCGATCACGTTAAACGTAGAATAGTCCTGTCCTCTTCCTTTCGATACATCCACAGTCATCACATACTGATGGCTTGGATCCGGGTCCTCATAGACCCAAACTCTGTTTCCCTCCAATAATCTTTTTGGGGGCTTAGCTCTGAAATTCATAAGAGTTTCAGCGTTGATTAACGTATTACCAGTTCCAAAGAAAGTGTTACCAAATTCCTGGTCAAACTGTAGCTGTGACGTATTGGCAATGGTCTGTTCTTTCCAACTTTCATCTCTACCGGGTACATCCCACCAGTCGACCCGAAATGGTATAAATTCATTAATCCCTTGAACTGCACCTTCCCATATTTTATGAAACTGATTACCAATACCGTTTGCAGTAGAGGTAACAATAACCTTTGTATCCTTACCTGATGAAATAACCGGATAGGTAGAGGTATAGAACTCTGCAGCATTCTCTACAAATGCAAATTCGTCCAGATATAGTAG